AAGGGAAAACCTGTGGCAGGGAAGGCGAGTCCGCTATGCAGTACCATCGAGGCGTTCGACTGGCATGCCAGAGCAGTTCGTTTGTCAGCGAAGCTGACAGTTGGTTTGGTGAGCTCAGAAGATGCCAAACGCAGTGTTGCTGGCAAGGCCATGGAGCTTAGGGAGCGAAGCGACCATAAGCTGGAGCGCTCAAGGCAACCGATCCCTTGTCCTTGCCAGCATTCCTTGAAAGAAAGCTCACCAAACCAACGCCTGCGACTGCAGGCAAAACGAACTGCTGACGACGGTGCGAGGGGAGAGGCGATGCCCTGAGCGAACGCCTTGGTGCCCTTGTCACCTGGAGCGAGCGTAGCGAGCAAGAGAGCGATGGGCGCGCCGAGCCCAGAGAGAGGAGACCAACCCCCGGCGAACCGTCTTTTCCGATTTCTGCTAAAAACAGAAATTCAGACGTTCACGAAGTGAACATGTCTGGGAAAAGGGCGATAGCCAAGGTGAGCCGGGGTGACCCTGACGTGGCTCGTTTTAAAGTTTCTTTGCTATCTTTCTTTTCAAAGAAAGTAGAGTAGCTCCTCTGCCGCAAGTGCTCTTCAGGCTGACCTTAGCCAAACCACGAAGCCTTACTGCTACGAAGTAGCCTGCCGTGCCGCCCCACCCGCCTACCTAGAGATCTAACAAATAGCAAAGCAGGCGGGTGGGGCTCGCACCGACACGGCAGCTTTAGCTGCCCTACCGATAACCCTGTTACCTATGAGCCTTGACTACTTACCAGGGTGATATTGACAAGCCAGCAAGCCCTGTCGGCCGCCTCGGTCGACTGGGCGGGGAATAACTACCAGCAAATTTGCCTCAAATACCTACCAGCCAGCCCTGGGCGACGTGAGCCTCGAACGTCGCACAGGGCGGGGGATGGCTACCAAGCCTCAAGGACTTGACTACTTACCAGGGTGGTCTTAACAAACCAGGCAGCACAGTCAGACTGTCTCAGGCTGACTGTGCGGGGAATGGCAACCAGTAACCCCTGTAGCCCCTGGCTCACTTTAGCAAACCAAGCAAGCCTGTCGGACGCCTCGGCCGACAGGCGGGGGATGCTACCTACCTTAGAGGCTGATATTAGAAAACCGAGCAAGTGCTGTCAGGCGTCTCGGCTGACAGCACGGCACTGGCAACCAACCTTAGAGGCTGACTTAATAAACCAAGCAAGTGAGGTCACAGAACGTAGTTCGTGACCTCACGGGGGAAGCAACCAGCCTTCCAGGGTGATATTAGAAAACCGAGCAAGTGCTGTCAGGCGTCTCGGCTGACAGCACGGCACTAGCAACCGAGGCTGGCGTAACCCCTCGTAACTCCTCGTAACCCCCTCGCAGGAGGGACAGTGAAACGAGCGAGGGGGCGGGCGGCGGGTGGCACGGCTTGCCGTGCCAGAAGTAACCCCTAGGCAGGATGCGCAATTGCTCACTGGCCGACCACGAAGCCCCTGGCCCCACGACACCCTGGACAACCAAGGAAACCCCTGGCGACAGCGACACCTCCTCCCCAGGATGATTTGAAAACCGCCCAGCTGTCGCCAGGGGTGGGGAATGACACCAAGGCTTGTGGAACTCCCTCCCCCCGAGGTGATTGCCAGGGGCGGGACTAGCAACCAAGCCTCACTGGCGGGGTAACCTTGGCAACCCCGGCTGCTTGGTTACCTTCGCTCCTACGACCTTCTTCGCCTCGTGAGCGATCCTTCTTGCCGACTCTGACCTTTCGGCTAGGATTGCCGCTTCGGCTAACGTGTAAACTATGGCGTCGGGGGGGGTAAACCATCTCTATATGACTCATTCAATATGAACCACACCTCATCGCCCTGGTATATGGCTTTGAAGCAGCTCGGGTTCATTTATCCTTAGCTCCTCCTTATGGCTACTACCAGCGCTACGATTACCAGGAACATGACGATGGCAAGAGTGATATCGAACATTGACGGTTATCCTCTCTCTTGTGGCTCTTGGTATGGGATATCTAGAGCCTGATATATGGACTCCTCTGTCTCCCCTGCTATCCTCTCTCCCTTCTCGTTGAATAGTCCCTCACCATTGGCCTTTAGATGCCATCCCTGCCTCTTGGCTAACGAGGCTAACCTGATGTTGTTCTCCTTGCTCCCTGTCCTTATGAGTAACAACGTTGCCCACGTGGCTGGTGTGGCGTAGTAGATATCAATGGCGATGCCTGACTTCTTGTCTCCATACCACAGGCTCTTTACTTTGTTGCCGTTCAGGGTTATCCTGCCGATGCTGGCTATCACGCTACTCAGGACTAACCATACCCCTGGCTTCTCTACTAACACCATGTCGATGTCATGGACCACTGGCTTACCTCTCCTTATGCTTCCTACTATCTCTATCTTCTCGCAGTATGGTGATAGGGTTTCTTTGACCTTCTCGGCTATTGTTGTGGCTTCTTCTAATCTCATCGTCTCTTCTCTCCTTTGTTCCTTTTCTTTCTCCTCTTTATTGTTTGACTCCCCTTTATTCCTTTTGGGACTCCCATGGTTTCCTTTTCTGAACTGGTAATAAGCTGAGAGCTTTTTACGGTGCGGCCAGGGTAAGCCTCTGGGTATAGCGAGCCTGTCTACGGCTGTAATCAGCCTGGATGGCCATGACACGATAGAGCTTATTCGAGATCCCGCACCGCTCATCAGTGACGGTGATGACATCGTATAGCTCCTGACCACAGTTGACAGGGACTACGAGATTGCCACGCTCCGCTCGCAATGACTCCTTACGGAGGATGGCATCGGCTCTCTCCTGGGCCCTATCGACATTTTCCAGGTTAGGGTCATAATCGGGCTGGAAGTTGTCTATAGCGAGCTCAAGGTTGCCCCAGTCAAAGGCTGAGGCGATGATGTTGGCGTCGCTGGCATCTCGGCCTACAGCTCGGGCCTGGGATAGCGGGACTGCCTGACGATATTCTCCCTGGAGAATGCGATGATAGCCTGGAGCGTTCTTATACTCGTAGCACGAGGAATCGGGATATTGATGATCTGGCCCCCTGGGCTCCTTGGTGGTGGCCACGGTGTAATCTATGGCTGGGTAGTATCTCTGATAATCGAGCAGGTCACTGGCCATGGCCAGTAATCTCCTCACCGCGGCGTCCCCTGGCTGCCCAGGGTTAACGATAAACTCTGGCTTAAGGCTATTGATAGCAGTACTGCGGTTGCAAAGGTTACAGAGGCATATCCCCCAGCGGCAAAGCATACATTTGATAAGCTGCCAGACAGTTTCGGGAAGCACGGGAAACCAGGCAAAGTTCCAGCGCAGTTGGGTGCGGGCTCGCCACCTATCGGATAACCCCCAGCCATCAAGACAGTGAAGGGTGAAGAGTGAATGGTTAGGAGAGGAGGAGTATTCCCAGCCATCTATCCAGTAGACGCCGGCCTGGGAGGCCTCGTTTGGGGAATGACACGTCCAGACCACAGTATTGTCCACAACTGTTTCTCCCAGCACGGTGGGCCAGGTAGGCTCGGTAGTAGCGTGGGAAGTGCCTGCCGTGGTGCATTCATAAAAGAAGCCAGTTTCCTTCCCCGCGGTCGGGACAATGATATCGCCCTCGGCATAAGCGGTGGCTGCTTCCCAAGTTGGCGGCGAGGTTCGATAGCCCAGTTTAAGGATCACTTCGCTTCGCTTTTTTAGCTTTGCGATATCGCCCTCACCAGGGTTGGCAAACTTTCCTGAGTGATTGTCCAACTCGATGGTCAATTCCCCTGGTATGCGTTGATTTAATTCGACGATGTCCTGGGTTAGATCTAAGGGGTCTCCCGCTGCCCTGGGAGCTCTCCATACTCCGTCGGGGCGCTCCATCCACCAATAATCTGCCGTGGTGGCTAATCTTAAGCCATAAGTCGAAGAAACGCCCTCGAGGAACGGCTTGGGCTCGGAGTAGGCCATCTCGGAGAACTCGGAGGCCCTGACAGCGTGGAAGCGAAGAGGGCGGTTATAGGCCGTTGTGCCACTGAAGGCCTCCACGGTGGTCATCTGAAACCACTCGTAGGGCTGGGGCGATGCGGGCAAGTGGACATCGGGGTATTGAAATTTAAGGCCCTCGGCTTCGGGGGCGGTAGCGAAATACTGCCAGGCTAGCCAGCCATAGGTGTCGCTGAGCTCGGTGCGGAATAAGGCATAAATCCGGTAAGGGTAATCTGACTTACCGGCAGCGAAGATGATGCACATCTTGTTGGTGTCAAAGGTGGCTCCCAGGCCATAAATGTCCCAGAGGCCGTTGGTAAGAGGTTCGCTGTGAGGATATTCGCTCTTACTCTGGTCTGAAGTATCCAGGACGATGGCGTTGAGCTCGCAGTTAGTTATGACGGAGTTGGCAATGAAGCAAACCACCTTGGTTGATGTCCCCCACCAGGTGGCAGCCGTGGAAGTGGCATTCTGGTAAGTGGAAAGCTCAGCATTGGTCCAGTCTACTCCATAATTATGGGAATATAGCTTCCTGATGGTGTTATCAGTCTTGCGGTAGAAGATATAGACCTTGGCGCCATAAGCGGCGATAGCACAGGGGCCCTCGCAATCGATGGCAGCCTCCGTCCACTGAGTATAATCGGAGCCCGGGCCGGGGTTGGTGATCTTCTGGCGATAGAGGGTGTTGCCGCTGACTCTGATGCGGTGCATGCTCCCCTGGTCGTCGAAGGCGATGCCGTGGTGGCTGTCGGGTTCGCTGCCCTCATAGAGCCTGGTCCAGTGAAGCCTCTGGATGCCCTGCTCGAAGTCATAGACCTTGGCCTCGACGTAGGGGAGACGGTCGGGTTTCTTCTGGGCGGCGAGTAAAGAATCAGTCAACTGTCTCATAGTCGATAGTCCTTTGAATGGTCCTTTTGCTGACGTTGAAGATGTTTGCTAGTTCCTTTTTGGGCTTTCCTTGCCTTGTGAGTTCTCTAATTTGCATATTGCGAAGCTCTTTGGCAGGGCAACTCCCAGGAATTTCAAGCACACATTGAGAGAAGGGGCAATCCAGGCAGATTTGTATTTCCTCTTCCCGAGCTTTGCCTTTTATTAAGGGACACTTTGTCGCTTCCATAGTTCCTTCGTTTCACTCAGGACAGGCTCTTCCCGTGTGGCTTTTTGGAGATAAGGACAGCACCGGCAATGATGGCGATTAGTCCCCAAAACTCGTGGTTGGCGGGGGTAAGGGTGAAGGGACCGTGGATTAGCTCGTCCAGGACCAAGCCTGCTCCCCCGCCTGCGAGGGCAAAGCCGATAACGCGGAAATAATATTGATGCCAGGTCATTTCTTCTCCCCTGCACGAGGCTGAAGCCTCGCACTACGTTCTTTTGCCCGAGCGACGGTTCTTTCGCCAAACCACCACAAAATTACCGGGATGGCCAGGCCGAGAAACCACTGCGGGGCGTCAATCTCTTCCACGACGACCTGGGCCAGGACGGCAGCGAAAATGATGGTTACCACCGGCCTGGTGGCCTTTCTGAATACATCTCCTATATCCATGTCATTACCTCAGCTACAAACAGGCCCTGAGAGCCGATTTTAGGGGGGTAAAATCTCTTTTGCCACATAATACCCATGTTTGCCTCCATTCCCACAGTTCTTCAGTCACTTGACGGGCTCTGCGGGCAAAAATCGGTTAAATCAGCACTCCGAGGGTGTCAGGGACTCTTTTGTCCGCTTTTTCATAATGTCTTGCCAGGTGACGGGCTGCCTTGATGATTTCCTCGGGGTCTGCCTGGACCCTCTCCCCCCGATATCCGCCCCGGCTTAAGGCTGCCACCGCTGCGGGCATACGGTCCCAGTCGACGGTCTTCTCGATATTGAGCCGGCCCTGGAGAGCTCTGAAGATTGCCCTGGTGTGATGGGGAAGCTTCCAGGTCTCAGGGTCCTCGGGGTCACCGACGATAGCGAAGGCCTCCTTGGGTAGTCCCTCCTTGGTGATCTCTTTTTCGACTGCTTCTTTGACTTTGCTCATGGTTTCCTCCTTGCACGAGGCTAAAGCCTCGCACTACACTGTAAATACGGCGATGACGCAGGTGTCCTTGGGATTGTCGCCAGGGATAGCCACGATGACATGTCGGCCGGCTATCATCTGGTCTGAGGCGATGTTCCTGGCTACGGGGATATTATCGAGGTAAGCAGCAATCGAGCCAGCTAGCTGGACCTCAGCCCGGTAGTCGGTGCTGTTGAAGCTCTTTAGCGTGCCGATGCTGAGCATAAATCAAACCTCAAAAGTCAAAAATCAAAATGACAAGTCAAAATGTAAAACTTTTTGCATTTCATTCGCTGTAAAGCTCCTTGGTGATCACTCGGCTGCTGGTGGTTTTGAGCTTCTTCTCATAGCGGGCAAGCCTCTCCTTGCCCCACTTGCCGAAGTTGATGGTGGCGTGCCTACCTGCGATGGTGGCTCTGTCCACGGTATAGACCGATGCTGATGTGGCCAGGTAGCCGGTGGCGCCCAGGACGATGATTTCCTCGTGTTCCTCGGGGATGGTGGAAAAGGTTACGACGGCCTCTACACTGTGGCAAGTCCAGACCAAAGTAGTGCCATCGGTGACAGTCTGGCCGAGAGTAGTGGGCCAGGTAGGCTCGGTGGTGGCGTGGGAAGTGCCTGCTGTGGTGCAGACATACTTGTAGCCGTTGAAAGTAGTGGGCCATACGAAAGCGCCTAAGCTGTAGGCGGTTGATGCTTGCCAGGCAGCGCCTAGGACATGTTGCCTCCCCCACTTGACTCTGGCATTGTCTCCGTTGCCTATATCTTCCATATAGAGCTCATCCATCCACTGGGTGAACTTCTGCAGGTAAGGCGGGTGCTGGCCGATGGGGAACTCCACGGAGTAAACCTTTAGCCTTTGAGCAAGGCTGGAGATATCCAGAATAGCAGTGCCGTCTTCGGTGGCGATATCGTCCTGCTGCTGCAAGGGATATGCCAAGGAGAACTCCCGCACTACCCGCTCGATAGCTCCGTCCACCTCGTCATTCGCCCAGCGATAGTTAGCGGCGTCGGTGTCCTGGAGGTCCTCTCGGACTCTGGCTCGCATTTCGGTTAAAGTCATATTTTCACCTCAAAGCCCAATAAATTGGGCAACTACATTTATGCGGGGGAGGGAGGGTCGATGCTCCCTCCCCTGGGGGGGAGGGAAGGGTCGGCCTCTATTCCGTCCTGTCTTCCCTCCCCAATCCTTAAGGAGGTGTGAGATGCCTTGCCAGCTCGGTAGATTTCGCAGGTTGTTGCCGATGGTCTGTTTGCGCCTGACACTGGCAAGCTTCATTTAGTCTCTCACTCCGCTAAGCATGGCTGCCTTGGGCAAGCCAAAGAGGGCTAAGCTGGTATACCACTTAACCCTGGTTCGGGAAGCGTCCTTGGTCTCCAGAGAGCCAAGTCGCTCCACCTGCAGCATCTCGGGGCTGGAAAGCCCGCAAACAGCGCCCTCGCCCATCTGGAAGGCAAAGATAGTGGAGCAATCGGTGGACCCACCAATCACCTTGTTATCCCCTACCCAGTCGTTAATGGCGATGGGGATGCCGTTGTACATCTGGATTTGCTCCCCAAACATGCCGGGTCTGGTTTCCAGAACGGTTCCTGAGAGTCTGATAAGGTTCTGGACCTTCCGGCGGCTTCTGCGGCTCATTAACAGCATCTCGGGCTTGCCGCCTCTGATCAGGTCAATGAGCTTATCCAGGTTGGTGAAGCTCAATGTGCCGCCATCTGACCCCGAGGCAAGGTGATGGCCGGCATAGCAAGTCCAGGTGACCGTGCCGTCGGTCCTGGTGGCGCCCTCGGTGGTAGGCCAGGAGGGCTCGGTGACTCCTGAAGTGCCAGCCACGGTGCAGACATACTTGAAGCCGTTCTCCTTGCCTGAGGTGGGGTTGACGGTGTCGCCCAGAATATAGGCGGTGCTGGCTTCCCAGACAGTGCCCGTAAGGATCTTATAAAGGCCATCGGGCTGGTTGGCATCCACGCCTGAGTTTCCGTTGATGAAGGTGTTCTCAAACTCGTGCCTCAGGGCCTTGGCCTTCTGCTCGATAACGGCTGCCTCTAAATCCTGGACATTGGAGCGGGTAGCCTTGAGGAAGTTATCCACATCGGCATCGCCGCCCAGGACGCAGAGGCTAGCAGTTACCTGCTCAAAGGTTGGCTCTGCGGCAGCCCATTCCCCGGTGACCGGGGCATGCCAGGCTACGGTGGGCAAAGTTTTCTCCCGATTGTATTTCAGGCTATTGCCCACGATTTGAATGAAGGGTAGCTCCTGCAAGACGGGGCTATCCTTGACGATGGTCTCGATGATTCCTTTTAACAGGATATCGGTCGAGAGCTTACTGGCTTCGATTAAAGATATGCTCATATTTTATTCCTCCATGTGTAGGCCTGATAAATCAGGCAACTACACCGTTTATTTTTGCTGAATACCAGCGGTGATCTTCTCCCTGGGGGAAAGCCCCTCAAGTGATATCTCGCCTCTGGTGGGCGCCCCTGCGGGCACTTTGGTCCCGGCTGCCTCAGCCTCCATGGTCTTCTTGACCGCCTCGACGATGGCCTTGCCCTTATTGATGGATTCGTTGATCTCCTCGATGGTCTCCCCGACGATAATGCCCTCGGGGATAGTGGGGTTAAGGGCCTTGGCCATACCGAGGTATTTGGCCACCGCCTCGGTTTTGGCTTCCCTAGTGGTTGCCAGCTCAGCAGCTGAGGTTTCCAATTCCTTGGTTTTGCCCTCGAGCTGCGTGGTGAACTCAGCGACCTGAGACTCGAACTCGGTCACGTGAGCCTCAAGCTCAGCTACCCTGGTATCTTTCCCCGCTAAGGTTTCCTCCAGGGCTGCCCTGGCGGTCTTTCCCTCCTCAAGCTGAGCCTTGATAGCGGTCAATTCGTCGGCTGCCGAAACGTTGTTCTCGGGCACTTGGGTTGTTCCCTTTTCGTTATCCATGTTCCTCCATGATTGAGTTATTATTCAGGCACTTCCATCTCAGCGGCAACCGCTCTCTCTCTCGCTCCTCCGCGTGTTGACTGTGCCCTAAACTCCCGATTCATTTCCAGGATCCTCTCCCTCTCCTCAAGCCACCGCTTAAACTCCTCGTCGGGATCCATTATGCCCATCTCGTCCATGGCAGTCCTTCGTGAGTGGACTCCTGCCTGGACAAGTAATTGCTCATTCTGAGCCTGCCTGGCTGTATCCGCTGGCAATATCGGCCCCCAAACTACTCTGTGGGTTATGCCCTCAAAGTTCTCACCAAGATACTTCGCTGCCAGCCTCAAGATCATCTCTGCCCTCTGGTGATAGGTGTTGGTCCTGATGGTCCTCTTCCGGGTAACCTTCTGGATTAACGAGCCTAGCTCGATCTGCAGGGCTGCTCCGGAGAGCTCTCTTTCCGTGCCGCCATAGGCTGCCCGGGGGCATTCCGAGATATCGTGGAGGCAGCGGTAAACCAAATCTATGAAGTCTATATGCAGCCTGATACCTCCTCCCTGGAGAAGATCTAACAGGTAGGCTTTGGCGTCCTCGGGTAAAGTCCATACCGCCCCTGGCTGGACCTTGATATCCTCGGCTGAGCCGACGTTCTCGAGGACGGCGATAGGGTTGCCTGATAACTCAAGGATCCTCGATAGCTGGCTCAGGGCTCGGTTTAGCTCCCTCTGTGGCTGGATGATATTGGGGATATCCGATGTGCCCCAGAACTTCTTGGGCTCACGGAGGTTAGGGAAGAGGATAAAGGGGATAAAGCCGTAGGGGTTTGGCTTGGACTGGATCTTATCGTTATCCAGGTAAAGCTCGAAGTCCTTAGCGGTCCAGAGCTCGGTGATAGTAGCTTTCTTAGGCGAAGCTATGCCATAGAGCAGCTGAATCTCATCCTGGGTGAGCTCGTATCTTGAAGCTACTCGCCACACCTTGGCCAGGTCGTCTCCCAGCCACCAAGCGAAGATACCAGAGACATCGGGCGATGTGATCCTGATGCGTTTCTCATCTGCATCCCAGATAACCTTGTAGCAGCCATCGCCCAGGATCGCGGCGTCTATCTCAGTCTCCCAATCTAGCTGCTGGAGGTTATTGTCCTGGTAAACCTGGTGCAAAAGCTGCTCTGCTGTCCTGATTTTAGCTTTCAATTCCTCGCCTTCCCCTGCGGGGTAGCAAGCGAAGGTTAACCCCTGCATGAGATAGCTGGTGACTTTATCGATTGATACCTTGGCATAATTGAATACCAGCTGGCGGTGCCTGGATGTCTGCATCCATTGGCTGCCGTTATAGAAATCGAGGTTCTGGCGGTAGGCGGTTAGCCTGGCGGTATCCGTTCGAGCTAGCTGCCCGGGGTTGAAATCATTCATCTCTTAACCCTCCCTTTGCTGTTCTGGGGCTGAAGTCCCTGGCCCCTTCTGCTGCCAGGGCCAAGCTCATAAGGAAATCGTCGTGCCCTTCCTGCGGGTCGACGTAGAAATTCATCGTCTGGTTGGGGCGGTATTGAGCCCTGGCTCTCTCGAGCTGAAACATCATCTCTTTATACTCCTTCGAGCCGTCCTGTTTATAGAGCTTTAGCCTCCCTGCGTTAGCGAAAGCTAAAAGCTCGAAACCCATATCGGACTTGCTCTTCTGGGTGAACACAAACGGCTTTACCCGGGACCCGAGCTCCTTTCTCAAGAAGCTGGCCACGGGCTGCCCGATACCGGTAGCGTCAACAACAATCCTCTGGCAATTCCACTTTTTAAGGATATCCACCATCTGGGGATATAGCCTGCTATGGGGTATGCCGGTCCACTGGTATTGCTCCACGACTCTCAGGGTTGGCTCGGCTAACACAAGCTGCGAGCGCTGGGCTGTGTCTACCTCAGCGATGGTGATCACGGTGGAATCGAGCTTCGGTTTGGCTGCCATGAGGGCTGCCTCTCTAGTTTCTTCTCTCTCCCCTGCCAGGTCTATGCCGGCAATGTATTGCGTTGTGTGATCCTCGGGTTCTTTCAGCCGTGGATGTGTGCCGAGCATCAAGACGATTTGCTGACGGGTGAGGAATCCTCCGCCACCGCTAATAGGAAGCAGCAAGTACTGGGTTCTGAATAGAGGGTGAGTCTCGCCGAGCCTTACCCTCTCCCCTTTAACATACTGCTTATAGGCATCGTTGTATCTGGCTACTTCAAGCCAATCGTATCTGAAGTGGCGCTTGATGCCGTCCTTCTTCTCAAGTTCAAGGTTGGCTAGCTTTATCTCCTCAAGCAAGGTGGAATCGTCCCAGGTTGTACCATAATGAACTGTGGTTACGTTCGAGACTGAGCCCATGGGCCGAAACTCCTTGGTATATTTCTCCTTACTGACGTCCTGGGATTCGTCTATCTCTAAAAGGATATCGGCGGTGTGTCCTACCACTGAAGCTGACTCCTCGGCTGATAGAAATATCTGCCTGGCACTGCCCAGGACGATGATGTAGCCCATCTCGGTGTGATAGATACCATCGAAACCAAACTCATCGAGC